AGAATGCAGTTCAACTCTGGCAACTCAAACACCAAGAGCGCATGGATATGGTGGAAACTCAACGGCACAACGAACTACAGCAACAGCGCCACGATTGGAACGCTGTCGGACAACAACGGCTACTTGGTACTGCGAAACTCGCAGTTCTTTTCACTTGCCGCTGGTGACTACATTGAGTTGATGTGGGCAGTGGACGACACCAACCTAGCTCCAATAAACGTGGCTTCCACAGCGTTTGCCCCGGCAGCTGCTTGCGCTGTGGTGGAAGTAACCCAAATTCAACAGTAAGGAGCATGACATGACAGTTTCCATTAAAGTGCTGATCCCAGCAAAGCAAGCAGAGAACATCCAGACAACGCAATACACAGCCGTGAACTGCAAGGCCATCATCGACAAATTCACCATCACCAACACCACGGCAGGCAATGTGACGATAAGCGTTAACTTGGTGACCAGTGGTGGCACAGCAGGCACAGCCAACTTAATCGTTGACACCCGCAGCATTGCACCCGATGAAACCTACACCTGTCCTGAGTTGGTTGGTCAGGCTCTGGAGTCCGGTGGCTTTATTAGCACCATCGCAAGCGCAGCCACATCACTGACCATTCGATCATCTGGTCGCGAAATTACTTAAGGAGATAGCCATGAAAGAGTTTATGATTATGCCGAACGGATTCTCAGGCCTTCCAATGGAAGAAGAGTTCATTAGCACGGCTGAAAACAAAAAGAATACCAAGATTGCCATTGATGACTGGATGCTTGGCCCTGAAAACCCATCGAATGAGCCTGGCGCTAATAAGACCTATTGGGTTGCGCTCGGAAATGCCATGCGGGTCGATGAAAAAGAGGCTCGCCGTCGCCGGTGTTCAAATTGCGAATATTATGACAACAGCACTGTGACCCAAGCAAAAATGGAAAGAATCCCGCAAAATCAATGGGATACAAATGCCGGATTCCGTGGGTATTGCCATAAATTGCAGTTTGTTTGCCATGATCTGCGTTCCTGCCAAGTTTGGGAAGAGCGCGAGTACGACTTTGATTGACATAGTGCGCAAATGTGAGAAAATAGGGATGCTGAGATTATTGAGTCGCCAGCAGCTCATTCGATACCTTGAGGATAGGGCATGACTGGCGCTGATAGCCTCAGAGAAAATCTAGAGCAGGTTTTTCAGCTGCCTACGCAAGCCGTAGAGTGGCTTTTAATGCTTTGGGAAGCTATCCAGGTATTTGATGACGTTGCCGATGGCGATTCTGTAACCCGTGAAGATTTGAACGGCACAATCTGGAACACGCTTGTTGCGATGAGCCAGAATTCTTTTTATCTCAAAAATGCCGAATTGCTATCGCCTTGCGTGGCCTTGATGGTCATTAAGTGGCAGGCTTCGGATTATGTAGAGCGAACCGGACAAGCTGATGCCAAGTCTTATATGTGGCGAGCTGGTTATTATGATGTTGTTCTTATGGCTGTTCAAGCCTTCCATGGCGCTAAGTTTGCCAATGAAAATGCACACTTGGTCATGGGGCTATATGGCGAAACATTAGATGAATATATGAAGGAATTTTCCGATGCCTGATCCGGTTACTGGTCTAATTGTTGGTGGCACTTCACTCCTTAGCGGTGCTATGCAGTCCTCGGCAGCAAAGTCTGCCTCAAAGACGCAAGCACAAGCGGCAGATGCCGGTATTGCCGAGCAGCGCCGCCAGTTTGACTTAGTTCAATCCTTGCTGAAGCCTTATGTTGAGGCAGGCGCTCCAGCACTATCCGCGCAACAGGCCATGCTTGGTCTTAGGACTCCTGAAGAGGAGGCTGCGCAAATAGCCGCTGTTGAGCGATCGCCAACCTTCCAAGCCTTGCTCCAATCTGGTGAAGAGGCTCTGCTGCAACGCGCATCTGCAACTGGCGGACTGCGTGGCGGAAACGTACAGGCTGCTCTTGCTCAGTTTAGGCCGCAAATGTTAGCACAAGAGCTAGAAAGTCGATACAGCCGTCTTGGTGGCCTGACCTCGCTCGGCCAGCAGTCTGCGGCTGGCGTTGGAACTGCCGGTATGCAAACTGGTTCTGATATTGCAAAACTTCTTGGCGAGCGCGGTGCAGCGATTGCTGGGGGTCGGCTTGGTTCGGCTCAAGCATATAGCGATGTGCTTAACCTGCCAGCTCAGGTTATCGGCGCTCAGATTGGTTCAGGCGGTCAAGTTGGTTTTGGTAGTATGTTCAGTGATCGCAGGCTGAAAAAGAACATTACGCTCATTGGAAAGCGTAATGACGGTCTTGGGATATATCAGTTTGACTATGTATGGGGTGGTGGCCGTCAAACCGGCTTTATGGCCGATGAGGTGCGCAGCATTTACCCTGAAGCTGTTTCCGAAATTGGCGGCTATATGATGGTCGATTACAGCAAGGTTTAAGGATAATAAAATGCCTGCACCATACGATTACACACTTAATGTTAAAAGCCCGTTTGAGGCTATGGTTAGCGGCCTTCAGCTAGGCGGAGCCATTTCCGATATACGCGCACAACAACAAGCCCAGCAACAAGCGGCTGAACGCCAAGGTATATTGAATCAGGCTTATAGCCGTATTATCAATAATCCTAATCCGGCAGCCCGTGATTATACCGATTTAGCAATGATGCTTCCTGAAAAAGAAGCTGAAAGTGTGCGTAAAAGTTTTGAAGTGTTAAATGCTGACCAACAACAGAATGAGTTGCGTTTTGGCGGTCAAGTAATGTCTGCATTTAGCTCTGGCGCACCTGATATTGGTATTAGATTGCTTAGGGAGCGCGCAAAAGCCGAGGAAAACGCCGGACGCATGGATCGTGCAAATGCATATAAAACTTACGCAGATTTGGCAGAAGTTAACCCAGAGTCGGCACAAACAAGCATTGGCGTCCTGATTGCTGCAACGCCTGGTGGCGATAAGGTTTTGGAATCATCAATTAAAGCCTTCAAAGCACCATCCGAGATTCGCGCAGGTCAAGCAACTGCTGAAAGAGAAGTGCTTGTTACGGCTAACACGCCGGAACGTCTGCGTTTGGAAAACGCCAACACTGGCGCACAAATACGCAATATTGACAGTCAAATTGCTGATAGGGCAGAGCGCCTTGCCCTTGATCGTGACAAGCTCCAGTCTGATGTCGAGATGACGTTATTCAAACTTGACCAAGCTGGACAAAGTTTAACTCCAGATGCAAGAAAGATTGTCAATGATGCCGCAATTGCTGCTGTTGGCTCTGAGCAGGCTGCTGGAAGGATGCTTGACCTTGCCGGTCGAATTGAGGCAGCACAAGGCGGTAAAGGCGTAGGAACTAAGGCAAGCGAGTGGTTTGCTGGGCAAACTGGTCGACAAGACGAGTGGACGCAAATGCGTCAGGAATATACGCGATTACGCAACACCCAAGCTATCAAGTCCCTGCCGCCTGGCCCTGCAACTGACCGCGACATTCAATTGGCTCTAAAGGGATTTCCAGAAGAGACCGCAAATGCAAATACGATTGGCTCGTTCTTGCGTGGAATGGCAAAAATGCAACAGTTTGAGGCTGCTACTAAAGAAGCCGAGGCTGAGTGGGTAAACTCTACTGGCTCTCTTGGTCGTGCCCGTAATGACATCACTATTGGTGGGATCCAAGTGCCAGCAGGTACATCCTATGTTGACTTTATCCGTCAATATGGCGAACAGCGAGGCAAGGAAGTTTCGGCGCGACAGTCAAATCAAACAACGTCTGGGCGTGGATATATGCGCTGGGCTGGTCAGTAAGGACAGGACATGGCAAAAACAAACGCGCCTAACAGCTACAAAGACCCCTATTGGTCATCTTTGGCAAGCTCTGTTGAAAAGAAGCTCGAACTGCCATCTGGCCTTCTGAAGTCGATTTTACTGTATGGCGAGCGCAGCAATGCTGACCAGGTGTCTGAGGCTGGCGCAAAAACGCCGTTTCAGATTATCCCGTCAACCCGCAATGCTGTTTTGGAAAAATATGGTGTAGACGCATATTTAAGCCCTGAGAACTCAGCTGAGGCTGCTGGACTATTGCTTAAGGAGTCGCTTGATCGGAACAAAGGCGACATTAAGCTGGCTGCCGCTGAATATCATGGCGGAACCAACCCGAAAAACTGGGGGCCGCGCACAAAGTCCTACATCGAGCGCGTAACCGCTGCGACGGCTAACCAACAAGCGCCTCAGCAAAGCACTTTCCAGCGCGTAATGGCATCGCGTAGCCCCGCTGGAATGGCTCCTGCCTCAATTCAGAATATCTATAATGCTTACGCATCGAACAAAATGACGCCAGAAGAGGCGGCTGATTTTGAAACAGATGTTAAATCTGGTGCAATTATGCTTCCGCGAGGCGCTTCCCTGATTGGTCAAAAGCAGCCAGCCACTGAACTGATGGAGCTTCCACCTGCCGTTGTAAACGCCTATAACACGGGCAAAATGACCCGTGAGGAAATGATGGAGTTGGAGTCAGACGTGCGTAATGGCGCGGTTCGTGCCCCGGCTGGCTTGCAGATTAAGGAAACTGAGCCGCTGGGCTTTTTCGGCGGGATTCGTGAAGCCGTTACTGGATCTGAGCGCAGAACTGCAACAACCGAGGCATTGCCAGAATGGGTGGATATGCCTGAAGTTAACGCGTATAGCATGGCAGGCTTTAAGTCAGCCCTTGGTACGCTGATGACTAATCCAGATGAGACGGTTCAGGTTATTCAGGCTAATTATCCTGGC